TTGATCCTTTATTACCATCGTATTATTGTAATACGATACACTTTCAACAATAGATAATGGTCCATCTAAATTAAAGTTTCCAACAGAGGAATAGGAATACGATCCACCGCTATTTGTGGTATAAGGAACAATTATAGTTCCTTTAGGGAACGTATATGAAGTTGTGCCAGCAATATTAGCAGTCAACTCCAAACTTGTTTTTGCTTGATTTTCTGTTAAGTAAATGGTCACATTTTGTGAAAGAAGAGTAAAAGGATTTATTGTATTGTTTGCAGAGACAAACATCCAAAACGAATTTAAATCCCCGTAAACTGTATATGATGCTTCCAATAAAGTTGTTTTGTTGTCAACTGTAACTGGACTCTTATCTATTTTTTGTAGATTTGGATCCAAATAAGTAAAAAAATCAGATACACTAAAAGTACCTATTGTAGATTCAAAATTTTTCTTTGGAAGGTTTTCAAAATACTTCATGTTTATCTGCTTTCACCAAAGTACCAAGATGAAATCTCTGATTTTGACCAAGTTGCATTTGCTTCCGGAACATATGTTCCGGTTTCAAATTCCGTGAACAATAAACCAAGTAGAGTGACCGATGATGCACCATTTGGCAAATATCTGATTACAGTATCAGCATCGTCATTCTTTTTAACTACGACATTTTGAAGAACACAAACCAATGGTTCTCCTAGCCAGTTTGCTGTTAGATTTTCTTCACCACCCAAAGCAATCCCATTTCCTTTTGTTACTCTGAGTGCCCACAATCTCTGCGGATATGATCTTTCGGGCAACCCTGAAGCAACGGCTGGATATGAACACTTTCTGAAAGTGCCTACTATTTCTTCTACATTTAAAGATTCTTCTTCTGATTTTGGCACAAATATATATTGGAAAAAATATTGTTTTCTGGCTTCAGAAATCATTGTGTATTCAGCTATGTTACTGAAACGGCGATAAGTTGAAGTAGCAAACATTCTTTCAGCAAAAAAGGTTGCTGGTTGAAATACTCTGGAAAGCAAATTCATACCACCAGCACCAAACAAGTTTCCACCACTGTTAGCAAGACCAGCCCGTGAAAGTATTGGTCCAACTGGATTGTTGTTACTTTCTCCAAAGTTGTGTTGTAGTTGATAGCCGGGTTCTTTAGGCATAGGCAACTTTATTTGAAATTCAGATCTATTGATTACACCAGCACGACCTCTATCCTTATTTTTTAATGAATAAGGAGCAGTATAAAAATTCAACCAAAGTGGTTGTTCGGCTGCGTATATTCCCGAAGGATATTGAAAAAGTGTTGCCATACCTTATATTATTTAGATAAAATTACCTAAATAATTTCATGGCATATAAGACCAAATATACACCCTTAAACAAGGAAAAATACATAGGTGATGCCTCAAAGATCATTTGTCGTTCACTTTGGGAACGAAATATATGTAAATTCTGTGACCAAACTCCAAATATTTTAAAATGGTCATTTGAAGAAATTATAGTGCCATACATCAATCCCTTTGATGGTAAACAACACAACTATTTTCCCGATTTCTTAATCCAATTTAAAAATGAAAATGGATTAAAAACTTGGATGGTAGAAATTAAACCAAAGAAACAAACTTTTTTGAAAGAAAATGCTTCGAAGAAAGAAAAAATTACTTGGGCAATCAATAGTGCAAAATGGGAAGCAGCTAAAAAGTATTGTGAAAAACATCAAATGGAATTCAAGGTAATAACCGAAAAAGAGATTTTTGCTAAATGAGTAATTCAATCAATGACATCAAGTCTTTCTTTGACCGACACAATGGGTTGCAAAGAAACAACCGATTTTCTGTGTCGTTCCCATCATTGCCTCAAGCATTGAATAAACCCCCGGCAGAAGACTTCCAAACTTTGGCAGTAGCAATGGGTGCCAGAAGCATAGACGTAATAGCAGATAACCTAATTGGTTATGGGCCCGGTAGATATGTGCCACGATATCAAAAATTTGTTGGTGGTGTAATGTTGAACATTCCAGTTACCAATGATAATTTTATCATTGATTTTTTTAATCAATGGTTCAACTTAATATATGCTGGTGGAAGAGTCAAGGGAAATGAGACTAATCCATATCAGTTGTCATATTATAATGACATCATCTATCCATCTCAGATGCATATCAGACTTTTAGATCCTAATGGAAATGTCAATAGAATATTTAAATTCTATGAGGTATACCCATTAGAAAGTCTTCCTTTGGAACTTTACATGGAAAAAACAAATGATTATTTGATTTATAAAGTTATGATGAATTATAGAGAGTTTGTAATAGAGGAACCATAAAATGAGTATATTTGAAAGTTTGAGTTCGTTGTTACCAAGTTATGAAATTACACTACCTTTTTCTAAAACACAGGTAACATTCACACCTTTTAGAGTAAAGGATGCAAAAAATCTATCGATGATTCTTCAAGAAGACAATAAAAAATTGGCTCTTAAGAACATGGTTGAATTGATAAAGTGTTGCACAAAAGATGCAAACATAGAAGAACTATGTTTGGCTGATGCAGAATATTTATTTCTTCAAATCAGATCAAAAAGCGTTGATGAAATTTTGAATCTAATTTATAATGAAGAAAAGGTTCAAGTCAATATTGCAGAAATACAACCCCGAAATGAAATCATAGAAGAATCGCTAAGTCTCTCCGCAGGAATAACAATTGTTTTAGAGACTCCAAAAATAAAAGATTTGTTAAGATTGTCTTCTTTAGAAAAAGAAGAAATATCAAAAGCATGTATCCAAAAAGTCATAGTTAAAAATGAAATATACAAATTGAATAAATTTGTAACTGAGGAAATAAAGCAATTGATAGATAATCTACCCCTGTCTGTGCTACCAAAAATAGAATCATTTATAAAAAAACAACCAGAGTTGTATGTAAATCTTAAAGTTTTAAATGGAACAAAGGAGGTAAGTGGTTTACTTAATTTTTTTACTTATCGGTAAAGTTTTTTGATCTAAGAGATTATTTCAATACAAACTTTACCTTGATAAACAATTTTTCTTGGTCTTTGCAAGATATAGAAAATATGATGTGCTGGGAGAGAGACATTTATCTTAAGTTAGTTTTGGATTATCAAGAAAAGAAAAAACAAAAAGAAATGACAACTCACAACGGAGTCAACTACTTTAACCTATGAACGAAGCAAATCAATTTTCCATCGATATAAAAGCAGAAACCCAAGCAATATCATCATCTTTGGATGAACAGGTATTGACACCATCTGATATCATAAACATTCAATCAAGCCCACCTTTAGCTGAAAGAGCGCTTTTTCAAGCAACTGAAGTAGATCTTTCTTCGACAATTAAAGCAGAATCATCAAAAATTGGCGGTCTGGATTTTATGGTAAAGGTTGACACAGAAGAATTGCAAAAACAAACAGAAAGTCTTGAGCAGTCAATGAATGAGATGTATGGTGGGTTTAAAGACATTTACGATTATATAAAAGGCGACTGGATTCCCAATCGTGAAAAAAATGACTTTGAAGAGAGACCTACTATAGAGGCAAACAACTTAATATTTTATGCTCGTCGTGACAAGATGAGTATGGCCCCACACTGGGCTTAAATAAAAAAAGCCCCCTTTCGGGGGCTTTTTTCAATCGTTCTCCATTTCGGAGAAGTACTGCAAAGGATCTTTCTCTTCAACATTTTCCACAACTGAAGATTCCTCCACATCGTCTTCGATGCTCTTGGACTCAGTAAACTGAGCGCGAATATCGTCACCGACAGACTTCTTGAACCGAGCATTCAGTTCATCAAAACTCTTGAACTGGCCCTTATCAACAAAGGGCTTGAGGGGATATTGCTTCTTCCATAGCTCCTCAAGCTTCTTATCGTCACCACCAAGAAGTGGTGCGGGGCTTGCAAACTCGCTGCGATCATAGTTTACATACCCACCAACATTACGGATCTTAATCTTAAAATCCGCACCAGTCCAGAAGTTAAACGGATCAACCGCAACCTCGTCCTGAAACTCAGGGTGAGCGAGGCTTTGGATCTTCTGGAAGATCTTTGTTCCATACTGGTAGAGGAAGACCTTGCCCTTGTTCTCAGGGTTTGCGGGATCTTCAACAACCAAGATATTGGAAATGTAAGTCAACTTGCGCTTTCTCTGACGAGCAATATTCTTGTCGTCTTCAATACCACTGTTCCACAACTCTGTGTTGGCTGCACAGACCGGGCACTTCTCGCCAATCGTAGTAGGGCAGTTCTCGTAGAACCACCCACCCTTGCCCTTGAAGGTATGACTGTAGACAGCCACGAAGGGGGTATCCTCTCCTTCGACCTCTGGAAGAAATCGAATAACTGCATATCCGTTTCCAGCCTTGTCGATTCCTGGCTTCCAAAGCCGCTCATCCTTGTAACTCTCCTTTGCGTTCATCTTCTCCAAACGCTCGGAAAGTTGTGCGACTGAGTTCTTACTCTTCTTTTTAAAATCTGAAAAATTTCCCATAATATTCTTT